CTCCCACTGGTAAGACCCGTTACTACATGGAGGACACTCACCCCGGTGAGCGTACCTACGGGTTCGACTCCATGGGTACTCGCTACGCTCTTTAATTTGTATATATAAAGAGTAGTACAATCTTGACAAGGAATTAACACCTTGTCGAGAATTCGAGAATGTGCGGTGGAATATAACTGGGAAGCGTCTGCCCAGCCCGCACGTTCTTTTTTTATGAGGACTATAATGAGTACAAAAGAAGTTTACGAATTTTGTGTACTTTGTGGACCTGAAACGGACGCTCCACTGGACAATACTCAGTGGGTAGAAGTTATGTGTCGTAGCTGTGCCTATAATGAAGCTCATGGCTGGGAACACATGGATGAGATGGTACATCCAGAAAATTACCATTAAGGGGTTGACAAACCCACCAAAGCGAGTATAATACTCGTATGACAAGTGAATAAAAAAAGGAAAAGAGACGGATCATCTCTTTTCTGGGACTCGCATAATGATGCTTTGATTGGGCATAGTGCAGTTCCTGAATGGTTTAGCGACCTGTCCTTAGCGATGCAGAAATGCTTGCGGGATGATCCTTAGCGGGATGTGCAGGAATATCTGAGTAGGGTTACATCAACACTCGTACAGTCACCCGAAAGGTTCTGGTAATTACGACAATCCAGAGTCCCATAGAACGAAGCAAGTGCTGCCTCCGGGCAGCACTTGTTTTTTTACATATAAATATTATGACAGGAGGCATACTAAATGGGTTTAGTTTTTAATACACAACGTAAAAGTAAGCGAGAATCAACAAAATATTATCATACAAATATCTTGTATAATGATAAAGAAGTTGATATACTATTGACAGAAAATGATGTTAAACGAGGCATCTATAGAGCAGAAAGAAATCAAGAAGATATACCAAGAAAATGGTATGAGTGTATGATGTTCTGGAGATGATATGAGTGGACAACATTCAGCCGGTAAGGGTGATAAGTATCGCCCTGTAGATTATAAGAAGTATGCAGAAAACTATGACAAAATTTTTCCTAAAAAAGTGAAAGGCGGAAAAAATGGAAACGAAGATCGTAAGACTAAGCAGCGGTGAAGAGATTATTTGTAAGACAGAAATGGTAGATCATGATGGTACTGAATTTGTCAAGATCAAGAATCCAGCTATTCTAGTTCCAGTCGGTGATGGTCAACTTGCATTTGCGCCATGGTTGCCATATGGTGATATCACTGATGGTCTTGAAATCGACATGAAGTTTATCGTATTTGTTATCAAGGCTCAATTGGAACTTGCTAATCAGTATAATGAAACAGTTGGTAATGGTATCGTTGTCCCGACACAAGGTACTCCGGGTATGCCTGGTGCTGCTCCGGGAACACCATCCCTTCAGATTAGTGGCTCTTAATTAAGGATATGTAAATGGCAAAATCTCGTGGTAGCGTTGGTACTGAATGTGTATTTCGCGGTAAGAAGCGAGGCAAGCCTCGTCGGTCAAAGAAAAATAAGTACGGGGAACGGAGAAGCGGTCGCAAAAACTGACTCTTTGCGGGCGTAGCTCAGTTGGATAGAGCAGCGGACTTCTAATCCGCAGGTCGAAAGTTCAAGTCTTTCCGCCCGTGTTATATTATGAATCAACGTAAATTTGATAAACTTGCGGAAATTGCATTGCCTTATGCATTGCAAAGTACAAGACAAAAGAAACACGTTTCGTTAATTCTGGTACGTAATAATGTCATTGCAATAGGAACAAATCAACTTAAATCTCACCCACAAGCAAAGAAGATCGGATATAGATATGATGAGGTTCATTCGGAATTGGATGCATTACTCAGATGCAAAGAAAGAAAGAATCTTGAATTGGTCAACTTTCGGTTTAACAGGTTTGGTGATTCTCGTCTATCTCATCCTTGTTCTCTCTGTTGCCCGTGGTGCAAGTTAATGTTTGATAAAATCTACTATACAACCCGAAAAGGGTATGAAAGGTTGGAATACTAATGAAACAGTTTATGCTGATGGAAGAGGTTATTCATATTCCTACAAAAAAGAAAGCCACCGTTGTGGCAACAAAAGTAGATAGGGAAGGTAACCAACTCATTGAAGTCAAGTATGAAAATGGAACAAAGGGATGGACATCACCAGATTCTCTTAGTACATTTATTCAGGATGCAGTTGATTATGAAGGTGAATTTCTATCCGAATGATTTGATTCTGCGGAGTTTCATGGTATAATATATGCATGGCTCCGTAGCCCAATAGGCAGAGGCAACGGACTTAAAATCCGTACAGTGTGGGTTCGAATCCCACCGGAGCTATTTTTAACATTTTGAGAAAGGTAATTTATGATTTCAGCTATTATTACGGCCAGTGTTCTTTCTAGCATTGCGCCACCAGACTATGTTGATGTTCATCACTTTGAAACCGATAACTGGTCTGGTCGTTTTCGAGTCGCATATTGGGAAGAATTTGATAAATTTCGATATGGAATTCGTTTAGATGAAGACTCGCAGTATAGTATAACTTACGCCGAAGTATTTGGCTCTTTTGTGCATGATTATGAAATTGATCCCGGCGACTGGAAATCATTCACAGTTTTTGGTAATGGACTTGGTTATGAGGAAACTTATGCATATCTTTTCTCAGACTATGACGGAAATTTTCATAACTTTACAACCATTAAGCCAATTGAGATTCCTGGTCCTGCAACGCTTGGGATTATGGGGGCATTGGGATTTTTGATGCGTCGTCGTAAAAGCTAAATAATCATAAGAAAAGGAGATTCTTATGAATTTATTAGCCACTATGATTCTTTCGGTCGTAGCAGAACTTTCTTCACCCGGTTACGTCGTGTACCCAGTGAATGACATCATCACCGATCCTCCACGATTTAATAATGCCCCCGATTTCCAACTTCGCGGCGACAATAGAGGTCAAAGAGGAAGACGAGACGGTGAACGAAGAAAGGGATCTAGAGGATTTTCACAAGACAGAGAATCCAGAGTAGATATGATTCGTATGGTTATTGAGGAAGAACTTGCATCAAAGGGAATTAAAGCAAAGGTATTTTTCTTCAATGGTAACTTTATAGTCAGAGTTGATGATCAACGAGATATCAAAAAGATTCAACGTTCCGGTAAAAGAAACAAAAATAAAAGGGAACGTCATGGCAGATAACGAATCATTCATTGAAGATTTTGATTTTGGAATTTCTTTTGCTGATTCTAGTGAAGTAAATGTCACTGATAATCAAGATGCAGAGATAAGTTCGTTAGAAAACAAAATCGAAGATGTTTTATCTAAGATTGACACTCTGTCAACTGGATCTGATATTGATGAATATAAAGAGTTATTGGATGAGCAATATAAACAAAAGTTAAATCAAGTTGAATTGATGATTATACCTCTATTGAATAACTTAAAAAAGAATCCAGACAAAGAGTATATCTTTTGGCCAAATAGAACATCAGTTATTGATGGGCAAATAGAAAAAATACTAACAATCACTAGAGGTTAATAGTCATATCCAGTTCTAAACTGTTGATTTCCTTGGCCAGTATTGGAGATTGCGTTTGCTGCTCGTAGTAGTCTTTCGTTTTCATCTCTTCCGAAAATATAATTAGGTGGTATTGATGCTGGAGCACTAAGTACTTGGTTATATACTGAATATGCACCATCTATTTTTAATTCACCACCCATACCCTCCACCGCACTGGAGTAATAATAGACTGTGCTATTACGTACAAACCTTGGTTCAAAAATAAACATGTTGGCTTCTGTTCTTGGATAAGTAACTCCGTCTGTAACAAATATGGTCTCAGTTGTTCCAACGGGAGCAGCAGCGTTGAATAGTCCGTCTCGTATTTTTGATAATCGCAGAGGAAGATTTATATTGTTTGGTCCCCTGTAATTTGACACATCAGTCTGATCTATTATATAAGTTATACCTCTTGTTAGAGTTAACTTTGGATTTCGAACTCCATTAATCATGAAATAATAATCATCATTTTCTTTACCAACAGTAATTTTTAATGTTTCTATACGTAAGAATTCGTCTGGGCTGGATGTTTTCAGTGATCTTTCTCTATACAACTCAACCTGTGATGTGATTCCAATCCTATCTTCTTCTATTGCGGCGGTTGCACCCAAAATAACGACTTCAGTTCCATTTGGATCCAAGTAAAAGTCATCTACTCGGAAAGCTTTATTATTTGTAGTGCTATCAGAAACAGTAATATAATCATCTACTCTAGTTCCGATACTAGTAAATGATGGTGCGGACTCGGTTCCAAGATAATTTTTCAAGTAAAATTGTTCTCTACCAGTGCTTGCCGTACCTAAAAGATCAATCTGAGGAACATCAGCAAAGTATTCAGATGAATAACGAACAATACCGGTCGGAATATTTGTGAGAGAGTCGAAGGTAGCTTTTATGACCGTATCTCTAAACATTCCTTCGAATGTATATGTTCCAGATATATCTGCGTAATGTTCGGTATTTGGATCATAATATTCACCATGTGTAACGGTAAATGTATTACCCGAAGTTAAGGTATCTGATAATGCCTTCAGATAATTTAAATCTTTTTTTGTCTGAGAAGAACTAAAGTCTATTACCGCAGTATTTCCATTTATAACAACATCTGGTGTGGACGATGTTCTTTGATCAAAATTTAAGAAGTCGTCTATTGAATTTCCAACTTTAATTCCGTAAAAATTGCCGCCGGTAACTAAAGTATACGAGAAGAATTCTCCCGTTCCAGTTCGTTGCCTATTAAATCTGCTTCTATTATTTCTATGCTGTTTTGCCATTCATTATGACCCATGGAAGTACACATTTTGAGCAGTGCTTGAATTGGTAAACACATATACTTTGTTTAGATTGTCACACTCAACAAACAATGTTTCTGCGGCTTCTAGTGGGTAACCAGAGTTAACCGCATCCGAACCACCAGTTCCAGCAACATAGATGTAATCACCGTTAAATGGTGATGCCTTTATGTTAACTCCTGTATGGAGTTGTATAGAACCATTTGAAGTAACTCCGTTGATATTTCCTTGAGCAAGATGCGTTACACCAGCGGCTCCGCTTTCAACAGACATTGTACCAAAATAAACATCACTTGGTTTGATCTGTCTGGTAACGGTAGTGAGAACAACGTTTGCTCCGGATGCACCATGGTTTTCAAATGTGGCTGTTCCACCTGTGAGTGCGCTACCTAATCCAGTAAATCCTAGACCTTCACCACCAAGTTGGTTCACGAGAGTGGTTAGTTTGGTGTCGATCACACTACCACCAGTGAGAGCAGTCACTAGGAGCGAATCGTTGATGTCCATACGTTTCGTTCCTGCGAGTGTTACGTTCAGTATGTTACCAGTTCCAGTAACAACTTCTAGAGCACCACCCTGTTCACCCTTAATGGTAACGGTGTCACCAGAGGCACCCTGAATTCTCAGAGGTCCTTGGTCTGCGTTTGTAATACCAACTGTAATTCCAACCGAAACTGAGAAAGTTAGTCCAGCGTTCACGACGTTTACATTCATCGCATCGCCGGAGTTTCCGATTGTACTACCATCGCCAGCAAACAGCTTGACAAGGACTTTACCACCCAGATCGGAACCATATACTGCAACAGAATCAGTTGCAGGAGCCAGTCTTGGAATGTCTACCGTACTACCTATTACTTGAATTGAATCGGTGAGATAGCTTAGTGGAACACCACCTGTGATTTCTATTGGTGTGCCATTTGTTATACCCTGAATTCTTGGTGCTCTCTCTAGTGTGTCAGAGATAATCAGAACGTCACCAGTAACAGCAACGGGATATGAACCAGAAAAACCTTGAATAGTTCCTGTGATTCCGACTGGATTACCGAGAGTATCACCAGCAACTGCGAGATACATAACAGTATTTCCAGAACTACCACCAAATATATGTGCGTTTGCGATATAAAAATTTCCGGTGCCGTTTATTTGTCCACCAGAAATGCCAACATCAGACGGAGCACCATAAATTGAAACTGGAAGTGGGTAGGTCCCACTTGTCCTATATCCACTGTCCTTGTCGCCCCAAACAACCTTCATCATTTGAACGTGTGCGGCACTTGCACCTTCTAGGTTAGTGCCGTAATCTGTTGCTAAATCAGCGGTTGTTCCAACTGTTTGTATAACAATATTTGATGTGGTATCTGCCATTTTTATCTCCGGATTCCTATTATATATAATAGGAAGATCTATCTTGATTTATATTGAAATGTTTTTATAATGAGAAAAAAGGAAATTATATGATAATAACAGATGAAGTTAAGCGAACCTTCTCAAAGGAGGTAGAGAATCATGTTATAGTGAGGGGTGGCAAATATATCGATGCAGTATTAAAGAAATGTGATGATTATGATATAGAACCACAGGTTGCAGCTAGATTGATTTCTAGACCAATTGTAGAAAAACTTCAGGTAGAAGGGCAAGATATTAATCTGGTCCCAAAAGGAAAAACCACACTTCCTATTTGACATGGGAGGTTTTTCTTGTATAATAAACTAAGTTCTGGGGAGTTCCCAGAGTCACTCATGTCCGGGGGAGTTCCTCGGGAAAATAGAAAGGAAAAAACTATGAGTTCATTTGATGATTTTAAGAAGAAGTCACGATCAAGCATTGATGATCTGACAAAGGCTCTCGAAGAGACAAACGGAACAACCAAGTCATACAAGGATGATCGTTTCTGGCGCCCAGAATTGGATAAAGCTAGTAACGGTTTTGCTATTATTAGGTTCCTTCCAACTCCACCCAATGAAGAGCTTCCGTTTGCAAAGTTGTATTCCCATGGGTTCCAAGGGAAGGGTGGTTGGTACATCGAAAATTCCCGAACCACTCTCGGTGAAAAGGATCCTGTTTCAGAAATGAACAGCGAACTTTGGAACAGCGGTATTGAGTCTGATAAGGACATTGCAAGAACCCGTAAGCGCAAGCTTCAATACATCTCTAATATTCTTGTTATTAGTGATCCAGCTAATCCACAGAATGAAGGAAAGGTTTTCCTTTATAAGTATGGAAAGAAGATCTTTGACAAGATTCAAGAAGCAGCACAACCAGAGTTTGCTGATGAAGAAGCAGTTGATGTATTCAACTTCTGGGATGGTGCAAACTTTAAGTTGAAAGTTCGTCGTGTCGCCGGATTCATTAATTACGATAAGTCAGAGTTTGACTCCGCGACCCCTCTTCTTGATGGTGATGATGCCAAACTCGAAGAGCTTTGGAATAAGCAGTACTCGTTGACTGCATTTACTGATGCATCAAACTTTAAGTCATATGACGAACTCAAGACTCGTCTACGTGAAGTGGTTGGTGAAGATATTCGTTCCATGGAAGTCAAGACTTCCACCGTAGAGGATGTTTCTAGTTCGGATGTTAATTCCATCGATGATTCAAAGAATGATGAAACTGATGCTCTCTCTTACTTCGAGAAGCTTTCTCAGGAATAATAAACAAGTTGATTGTTTATCCGTGCTGCGCCCTCCAACTGGGGGGCGCTTTTTTTCTATTTGCTCTTCTTGTATTGCTGTTGCTGGATGACAATGCCGTTGGAATTTCAAATGTAAAATTATCATTTGATGCTGGGGTAGTTTGTATGTTACGTTCATATGTGGATTGTCTTTGTGGTGCAACTGGTGTGTAATTTTGATTTTTTAGATCAAATGTTAAATTTTGATTTACTTGAAGGTTTTTACTGGTTTCGACTGTTAATGATTTATCTGTGTTCATGTCTGGTAAAACACTCGATTGTATTGAGCTATTTACTTTTGGATTGTTATATTTAATGGGTTCGGGTAATGGATTCAATTTCCCTTCATTGTATTCAACAGGATTTGGTGTTGGGTTAACTCTACCTTCACCATATTCAACAGGATTTGGTGTTGGGTTAACTCTACCTTCACCATATTCAACAGGATTTGGTGTTGGGTTAACTCTACCTCCACTGTATTCAATGGACTCTGGTAATGGATTCAATTTCCCTTCTTGGTATTCAACAGGATTTGGTGTTGGGTTAACTCTACCTCCACCGTATTCAATAGGATTTGGTGTTGGGTTTATTTGCCCCTCTGGGGCAACAACATCGCTTAAGTTTTTTGGTGTGATTAGAGATGATACTTCTTCTGTTGGTTCGTTGGTGGAATCTATAGACGTAGTATGTGTGTTAATTTCAACATCACTCAAAGAAGCTTCTTCAGATTGATTCTGTATTCTCTCTATTTCATGTAAAGATCTCATATTTTCTGGTGACTGCTTTGGATTAAAGATATCATCTTCATCTATTTTTTCGAAACCGAATTCTTCCATCTCAACCCCTTTCAGCTAGTTTTTGCTGTATTTTCATATTTTCCTCTACCAGTGATGCCCTCAGTAGTGCCAAATAAATTTCTTTTTCCCACGGAATTAAATTTTCTAGTTCAGTTAAACTGTATTTGTGATTGTGCATCAGTTGAAAATTTAATATGTAAAAATCTGTTAAATTCATATGGCAGAGGGCAAGCAAAAAAAATCAAAAAGCCCTCGAATGAGTAAGGATTTTTCTTCTCCTGATTGAGTTTCATATTTTATCGTATGCTCATATCTTTTTACTTTATTACTTTCATTGATTATTTTTTTGTATTCAGACGGTAGTAAATTATCTATTACCTCGGTTTTTTGTTTGTTGGATAATGTATCACAGTCTATTATTTCTGTTGGTGTTTCTAATTTAGACATTAAAAAAACAATCTCATCGGATTTGGTTTTCAGAATTGAAAAACTTTTCTTAAAATCCTCAAATGTATAGTCCTTGAATATTATTTTCTTTGTTCCCGATAGTGTTACAGTTTTTTTATTAGTTGAATTTGAAAGATTGATATCATTTAAGTCTAAGTTTACTTGTATTGTTTCTTTTGTTTCGGGGCAATTGAAATTTAAATTAATTCTTTCACCTATTGATCTTTTTCGTAATTCTAGGAACATATGTTCAACATCAACCAAAGGTAATTTATCAATATTTTTTAGGTTACAGCAAGAAAGAATGACATTTTCTATTGCAGATATCTGTTCTTTTTTGTCTTTATTTTGTTTTGCAACCAACAATATTTTTTCTTCCTTTACCAAGAACGGTCTATATTTCACCGTCTTTTTAGATGCGGGTAATTTTGTCTCATATTCTGGTATTTCAGATTTTAATAATGATATGTAATCGGCCATTTAGTCTCCATTATCCAGGCATTTCAATTGAATCGCCATTGAGTAAAACTTCAAATTTTCTGTATCCAAAATTTGTACTAAAGGTAAAAGGTACTATTTCTTCTACAGGTTTAAGATCTATTGGATAAAGCACTCTTGGGTATGCCTCATAAAAAATAACTTTTATTTCTGGTCTGCTCGAATCGTAACCAATACGAACATGAAGTTCAGATGAACCTTGCCCATCGTTATAGAAAAAGTTTGGCCCATTATCTGTTGCGAAATACTCACTCCATCTATTGACAAGTTCGTATGGACTGCCGTTTACCTTTTTTGACATAAAGAAATTTATGAAAAGACCTTGGATATAAGTTTTTCTTTCTGGGATATATTTGATTGGTCCAGTAACATCTCTCTGTTCAATTGTGTTTATATCAAAGCCCGGTAAAGTAACTGAAAATACAGGTAGTTCCGTAATATTACCAACAGGTGAAAACATATCAACTACAAATTGATTCTGTTTTAAATAGCCATTATTAAAAATACCTTGAGCTAGTTGTGTTGTTGGGTTGAGTGCCATTTGCTACGTTCCTTTAAATAGGTCTTTTTCTGTGAGGATTTTAAATTTCCATCCTTTGTCTGAACAAAAACTTGACGCAGACTTCCATTTTTCTTTGTTTATTGCGTATGTCAATATTTCATTTTGAAACGTTTTTGCTTTCTTCTTTCCTTTTTTTGGTTTGATCGTCTGTTTCTGTGGTTTGACTTCTATTAGAAAGGTGTTCACTTCGTTGTTGGGGGTTTTTATCTCTGCTATGAAGTCTGGGTAGTACCTATGGACTTTTTTATCAACGGGAGAAACATAGGGAACCACTACTTCTTCACTTCCCCACCGTATGACGTTCTCGTTCATATCCATATATTTACATAGCTTTCTTTCCCACGTAGATCGACAAATAATTTTTGTTGGGTCGCCGAGGTACTTTTTTGTATTCTTAGGATTGAATTTTGTTTTGTATGCCATTCCGTTTCCCCAATATATATATGGGGTAAAAGGAGAATTTAATGCCAAACAACGCAATAGCCTGGGGAAATCCACAAACAGTAGAAGCTCCATATTGGATGTTGTTTTCTTGTCATAATTACAGTAAATTTTTCCGAGACAGAGCACCATTGAGTCAACTGTTGGCAGAAGTTCTTCTTCCGGGAACAATAGTATCTCGTGGTACTATGAACCGATACAATGATGATGCGCCATTACAAGAAACATTTCAACACCTCAGAGTTGCTCTTGGGGATAAAGCTGGTGCTGATACTGGAGGGGACCTTGAAAGCGGATTGAACCTGGCAGCAGAAGCAAGTATGCGAGCGTTTTCGGATACCTTTGGTAATATGCAAAGAAGTGCTGGTAGAATTGACCTGTTAACCACAGAGTCTGTTTATATGGGTGCTTCAAGAAGAAAATACCAGTTAAATTGGAACTTAAAGACAGTCGCAAGTGAAGCAAACAGTGAATTAGCAGCACTCATAGGAAATACGTTTGAATCACTTTCCATGCCGTCGCCTCTGCTTGACAGTGGAAACATAATAGAAGCAATATCCAGAATGAACCACCCACCTCTGTGGCAATTGACTGCCTGGGATGCAAGGAACAACAGCAATCAGACAGGGTTTTGGTTGGGGCAACCTAAACCGTGTGCGCTAGTCGAAGTTGCTCATGGAATCGATACATCTCGTTTCTACAGAACGGATTCTGCATACTATCCATTTTCATATAACATAGGATTAACTTTTATAGAAATAGAAGGCGTGTTCAGAGATCCAGATGGTGGAATTATGAGTAGATCGGAATTGTTTAGCAACATATGACATACTTTAAATACTTACCAACACTTAATTACACGTTTCCTGACGGAACAACAAAATCTCTTGTAAATATTTACAAGAGAGGATTTGTAAAGCAAAATTCTGACATATATGATAAAATTTTAGTAAAGGGTGGTCAAACACCAGAAAGACTTGCAAACAATCTCTATGAAAACCCACATTTATTTTGGCAAATATTGTATGCTAACAAGGTGATATCGAGAAATGATTGGGCATTAACGGACATAGAGATAGATGAATTATTTGAGAATTATTATAAGGGATTTTCTTTTCATATTTTTGCAACCCCAGAATTAACTCTTCGACGGGGTGACATCATAACCGTGGCTTCAGAAGGAATACCCATCGATCCAGATAATTGGGCAATCGTGGACACATACGATTCGAATATACGAAAAATAAGTTCGCTCTATTTTACAGAAAACTTTTTTTCTTCGTTGGAAGGAACTGAAATATTTATCTGGAGATTAGTGAATGAAAATGTCGATGGCGATTTTTCCGACAGAACCTTTCAAATATTTTCATCATCAAACGAAGATTTAACATTTGTAGCAAAAAAGATAACTAGAATACAATCTTCTATAAGTCAATTTAAAAATACATCAACTAAGCAAATAATTTCACCATTCAGAGAAACTTCCGGTACCACACTTTTGGATGAATTATCGATTGATTTTAATTCATCATCAACATCGTTAATAGCAAAATACATAAAAGGATTTGATTTACCTAGTGAGTTATCTATTTTTAGTGTTCGTGATTTTCTTACTAAAATTGAAACGGATAAGCGTGGGATATTTGTACCAAAGAAAACTATTACAGGCAACATAACCGATGCATTTCGTATAATAATGAGTTCAACAAATGCACTTTCATCATATGGCTCTGTGACTTCTACAACGTGAGGGATATAACATATGGCAGATAATAAAAATGACATTAAATGGCACGAGTTTTCGTTAAATCCCGGAAACGGTGGCTATGATTTTTCAACAGAGCCTATGTTTCCCTTTATGTACGGCGGTATGAATATAGAACAATCTTTGTTTGAGGGTGGTGTTCGTGGAACTGTAATGTTGAGAGACGTTGATCCTAAAGATGCGTATGGAGATAGAATCGTTACATTATCACCATATTTGCGTACAGGTGGAAAATTAAAAATTGCATTTTCAACTCCAGGCATCGATGACTCTTTTACGGAATTACAGTTTTATATCACATCAATACAGTTAGTTTCAAATCAAATGCCTGGAATGTATTTACAAATGGGCGAATCAACAAATAGGCTATATCAAGTTGATTTTGCTTCATATGAAGATGTGCAGGTTTATCCAGAAGACAGGGAATTTGGTGATGATGAATGGGTTGGACCAATACACCAATATGTGTCGGAACAATTAGCTCCAAATTATTTTGATGGAAAACCATATGAATCTCAAATCGAAAGACAAACAACAGCAAAAGAACCCATGGAAATTGATAAAACTAGAAATTGGGTTTGGTTACGCCCAAGATATTTTCTTTATCCATGGGGCAAGGTTGTGAAGGAATTGAATGTTGATCGATTGATTAATAATTTAGCGGAAAATGCAATTGACTCCGCTCTTAATGCACCAAATTACTTTTTCTGGCAAGATTTTAATAAATGGTATTTTAAGAGTATGACATCTTTGATCAAAGAAAGATATTTAGAACAAAAAGGATACTGGAGATATCAGTTATCATCAGATGAAGGTGACTTATATAGATTTGATTCTGTTAAAAGTGTAAAGGGATTTGATATTGATGATTTGGTAAATTCAGGTGTGTTTGCTTCAAAGTATAAATTAGTAGAACCAAACTATAATAGCATATATGATGGCATTGGTAATGCTGATCTCAAAGAAAATGTTCTCATTAATCATCTCCCGGTGGTTGAGGGTGATAATTATGAACAACTTCTACAAGACAATCCAGCATGGACAGATGATTATAGGGCACAAATAAAAGCCGGGGCTCAATTCCATGATACTGATCCAATCGGATTCAAGCTAAGAGAGCGAGACATAAACTTCGACTATAGATGTGATTTTCTTGGTCTTCCCGTAGGTCCATGTATGCAGGATGTGATACTAGATCCTATGGATGAAGAAGAACAAGAAGCCAGTGAAAATTTTGCTTTGTTCAAAAGAAATTCGGTTCTCATAGGAACACAACAAGTAGCAGACCTAGAAGACGAAAAATTATTTAGCCCAGAAATTAATCAGATATATGACGACATTTACGGGTGGTTTAATTTTAGTCAATATAATAACCCAACACCTACGGTGAATGATCAATATTCTTATGTCGAAGGTAAAAACCAAGACATAATGTGGCAAACGATGTTTGATATAACACCATTAGATGCGAATCTTTTGTTTAATCTAAGATCAATTAGATATAGATTGAAAAGAAAACGACTAGCATATTCTTTACTAACAACATTAAAACAACATTGGAACTATTACAGATATTCCATGTGTTGCTCCGAGGGACCAAGTGAATCCGATGATACGTTTGCTGTTTTGGTTGGAGTAGAAACACCGGGAAAATACAGTAACACAGATTTAGGTGAAGTAGCAATCGGAGGTGGCCCAGTTCCATATGAAACGGGTGGGGAAGAGGGACCTGCGGACAATTCCTTTACACACGACATGCTTTATTGGCCAATATACAGATATGCATTCTACCCAGTAGAAATAGTTCCAAAGTGGGATCCAACATTAAATTATAATGCCACAATACAAATAGAAGAGGGTGAAGGTGGTGAGGGGGGAGGCGAAGAAGCTCCCGAACCAAGCGGAAAAGATTTCTTGGGTAGACCATGTGACGCATACCATACTGATGGTTCACCAAAGAGAGTGTATGAAAGATACGATCAACGAACTTTAAATCCACTCGGTGAGGCTCAACCAAACGATACAAATAATTTATATCAATTAAATCATGATCATCTAGAATGGTTTAACATAAATCCAAATAAGAACGCAAATTACTATGCGATTCCAAAGGGAATTCAATTTTTTGTTGAGCGAGATGAAGAAACAGACGAAGTTATTGCGACTCTGCCTTATCATACAAGCTTTACGTTACCAATAGCGGCAAGTGATTATGGAAGTATTGCCAATGAATTACAGTCCCCAGACGGAGAGGGATTTGCAGGGAATAGATGTAAAATCAAAGAAGGTGTTGTTGAAGGATTTTTTGCTCGTGGAAACAACGTTGCATGGAATTTAAATGAACTTTCTAATTATTGGACTTGGGTGAATCCTGGCACTAACATGTATGGTGTAGACTATCCCAATCATCCAGAATCATTCTCTGTAATGCCTGTCGGGGCTGTATTTGGTCAAAATCCAACCACCGCATCACCAAACCCAGAAATAAATGACCCAAATGAAACTATATCACCACCAGATGAAAGTTACCAAGATGAATCATCAAAGGAAAGTGAATTATTGGGAAGAATCGTTCGACTTACACCAATTTTAAAATCTGAATATGAACTACCGCTTCCATTTGAAGACCTTCCATTTGATTGCCCCGACCCCGAAGAGGAAGAGGAAGAAGAAGGCGGCGAAGGAGAAGGTGGTGAAGGAGAAGGTGGTGAAGGAGAAGGTGGTGAAGGAGAAGGTGGATCTCAGAATACCAGCATTTTCCCAGCATCAATTAAAAACGAAGAAGGTGTTAGTAGGGAAAATGGTATTTTCATTTTAGTCAACAAAATATTTGGTACTGATAATTTACCAAAACCATTTGGTGGGAAGATAGAAGATTTGCAGGTGCTAATTAAAGAAGAAGACGAATTAGATCCTGAAATTATAACAACAAGAGTTAAAAAATATGGTCAAGATTGCACTTGGCCAATATCAACATCAGAAGCTGAGACGACTACAATAGAAACTCCAATTTATATGTTTGATGTTGAAAATGCACACGACGGTAATTGTGAGGGAGTCGTGGAATTCGGTCCATATATGAGTAATTATCAAATACCAGAAGAAGACGATGGTGACGAGGGAGATCAGCCGTAATGTCAAAAAGAAAAAGAATATACACAAACAAAACCGTCGAAAATAAAGTAGAAGCAGAACCAATAATCATCGGTGAACATGAATATGTTTGTTTGAAAAAGAGTGGTCCTACTGATAATTCATCTTGTGCTACTGAAGGTAAGTGGGAAACATACATGCCTGGTGGAGAAGATCCTCGTGTTGGTGATGCAACAGATTATCTACCAGAATATGAAGCTCTATGTAGATGTCACAAATCAGAACACTTGGGTGCTGCAAAAGAAGATCGGGATCCAAATGAATTACCTCCGTTTGCAGATCTAGCATCAAAAGTTCCTCTTTTCCGAGAACCAATGAACGATGAGATGGATTATGCAGAATTGGATACCAATGAGTGTGAAGAAATTCGTCGAGAGTTATCTGAAAACCCAGATAACTATCTGGGATGTCTTCCACCCACACCACACAATCCTTTGAACTGTGATTGTGATAATCCATATTCAGAAATGACAGATCAGTCGGGTGATGATTCATATTTGAGGGATTCTCGATTTGCAGAATATATAAGAACTGCTAGAACGTATTCTACTTTCTGGGATACGCCAAGAAAAACACCCCTCATAAGAAAATCATTAATGAATCTATACACAGCGCAGATCGCTGTTGGATCTATGCCTGGAAATCTTAAGTTGAAGGTTGGTGATTTTATTGAAATACTCGGCAGTTCTAGCGCAGATGATACAAATTCATTAACGGGAACATGGTTGGTTGTTAAAATAGTTTTTGCAATACCCTCAACGGGGTTTCATAAAAATGTAGTAACTCTAATACGAGACACCAAAGGAACATGGGAAGAAAAAAGTTCAATACAATCAGACGTAGAAGAGGAATTGTTTGGGGAGGATTTATAAATTGAATTATAAATACAATATATGGCAGTAGAAATAACATATTCTGATCTTGATGTTGATCTCGCTAAAAATTCTTTTACCGGGGATGCATCTACAAAAAAAGACTTACATGCAATACGTCAGTCTGTTCAAAATATCCTATTGACAAGGAAGGGCGAAAAACCTTTCGATCCGTTTTTTGGTAGTGAGATTGATAATTTTATGTTTGAGCAACAAGGATCATTTCTTACTACCATCACATTGAAAAATAGAATAGAGACAACAATCAATAAACTTGATCCTAGAGTTAAGTATGAGGATTTTGTATATTTGGAAAACTTGAGCACTGATGATACAGCTTACTTTGAGTTAAAGTATAAAGTAAAAACTTTAGGTCAAGATTTAGCTCAGGGAGACACAACTGAAATCGCAGATGGACTTACAATAATAGTAGAGAGGGCTTAATATGTCTCAAATACAATTGGGAAAATTGGATTATGATGAAATTCGGGGTGAACTTAAAACCTTTCTTTCAGGGCAAGAGGAACTGAAAGATTACAATTTCGATGGTTCCATTCTCTCAACTATAGTCGATCTGATGGCGTATAATACGATGTATTATGCTTTCTATTCGAATATGCAAGCGAATGAAGCTTTTCTGGACACTGCACAAAGAACAGAATCTTTGATTTCATTAGCAAAACCACTCGGTTATGTCGTACCTCATAGGAGGAGTGCGACTGTACAGGTTACACTCACCGGAGTGGAAGGTTCGTCAAATGCGGAATTTGGTAGATATGGATTGCGATTGGTTGGTGTTGATGCATCTGGTACAAGTAGGACTTTTTATAATTTAGATCCAATTATTTTATCATCTGCAACTACACCAAGTGCAGTTGGAACCTTTTACGAAGCAAAAGAATTGGTTCTAGACGCACCAGTAAACATTGATCTTGATAACCAAAAAATTACTATTTTTGATACTACTGTTGATCCCATTGGTATTATCGTAAAGGTGAATGGCGAGGAGTGGAGAAAACAAGAGGGAATTGATGCAGATCTAAATGCATTCAGTGAAGTGTATTTTGTAGAACCAAGTAAAGACGGGTATGTTATTCGTATGGGTGGCTTAACTGAAACAGAATCGGGTCAAATAATCGGTAAAGGTGTATCTCCCGGAGATGTGGTTACTGTCTCATATTTTTCTTCTAACGGCGCATTGGGTAATAACATTACTGGTATTTTTTCAACTACAGATTCAAATATACAAACAGCAGAAGCCACAGTTCTTTCTTCTGGTGGATTCAATTCACCGAATCCAGAAACTATTAAATTCTTTGCTCCTAGATTTTTTGCAGCACAAAACAGAGCAGTGACGGCAGAAGATTATAGAACTATTGGTGCAGCGATATTAGGTATGGAAAGTGATCAAGCTAAGATAAGTGCGTTCGGTCATGAAGACATTGGAAATCTTGCACATCTGAGTTATACGAACGATCAGGGTGATGATATATCAGATGTGGAGACCGCGGTCGGATCTGCGGGTGAGGTATATGTATCATATGTAAATTCGGATGGATCTGCGCCATCAGAAAGCGAAAGAACTACGTTTTTTAATAATTTAAAAACTAAGTCTGTTGCTGGACTAACACTTCTTTATTTTCCACTGACTTCTGGGGAATTAGTTGCAAGAATTTCAAATCCAACGCAACAAGAAATAAGCACATTTAATTCTCTATTTCCGAATGGTTTTAGTGATATAAGTTCAGATGTATTCGCGAATAATGGTGGGCGTGCATTTAGTTCAGCGACCTTAAGTATCACTGGAAATCCCCGCAATTTTGCACAAAGCAAAATGTTCTTTAAAAATAAGATGGATCGTAACTCTTATTCTACTGCGTCATTAATTCCCGAGGTTTTTACTGAACAACCTGATTCTGCCACGGACGGTACGATCTGGTATGATTTGAGTCAAGTTACAATCGATACTCCCTTCCCACTTCCTAACATCGGGTGGGGATCAGCGATCTCTGCGCCCGGATTTCTCATGTCGAATGGTTCGTGGATGGACTTTGGTTTACAGACTGCTGGTAATATCTATTGGGATACTGGTGAGGTGCAAGTTCAAAATCTAGGTTCTAATTCGTCAATTGATTATGGTAATATTACAATCAGTGCAGACGTAGACTTTAACGCACCAAATCAAAATCAAACCATATATGCTCCACACAATTTATATGTAACCTCTAGATTGGATAATACGCTGTGAGTTTACCAACGTTATCAAATCCCACACACAACCCATCCGCTGGGGCATCTGCTTCTGCAAATTTAATTTCTATGCGTGACAATATAGCAAGCGTGTTCCCTTCACAAAGGGCATATGCTCTGTTACCAGAATCTGAAATAAAAGAATCTTGTTTAGGTAGACCACCGTTCGATGTTCTCAATCAATTTCCTAGATGGATTCAAAAAAAGCACAATAATGGCGAAAGTAAACTTGTTACTCTCATTGAATATTATTACAAATGGTTGTATTGTGAATTTGGGAGTGGGTATGTTCTTGATGACAGAATGTCATCCATACATGATGTAGATGAAACTACAGATGAGTTTATTGGACTTATGGCAAAAACATATGCCCCAAATCTGAAATTAATAGAAGATATAGCTTCAGTATCAACAAGCAGAGAATTTATAAAAAACATAAGAAAAGTATTCTACGCATCAAAAGGAACAAAACAATCAATATATCATTTCTTTAATACTTTATTTAAAGATTTTGTTTACGTTGAAGTTACATTTCCAGACGATAATTTTAGTGGAGATGGTACCATTGATATTGGTGGTGCTGCCGAGGCATTTAAAACAAATTCATCGAGACTAACAGATTCAAATCATAGATTGAATGAAGGAGCAGGGCAGGAAGTTGATCTTGGTTCCGCTGAATCTGGTACTGGTGAAATGTTTACATATAGTGTAAAGGCATATTTTACTGATGATGGAATACCTTTAAGTGATGCAGATAAAAGAAATATAGAAATGCTTTTTAGGCGACTAGTACATCCAGTAGGAATGAAACTGAATTTTGAAATAAATACAACCAACTTATTGAGAAACATAGACTAACATGTACGCAGGGGACGGAGAAGCTAAACTTTCGAAGACTACGGATGACGTAAAGGATACTGGAGAAACTCCAGTATCTGGTAGAAGTTATTCTAGAAGCTTTAAAAATGCAAACAGAGTTATAAAATCAGTCACTGGAACTGAATTTTCTAAGTATGGCTCTGGTGGTTATGAATCCATGTCAACGTTTACTGGTACAGGAAATGGTGCTACTGGCGGTACTGGTCTCAATGAAATTACCATAATACACAATTATCTTCCATACAAACTTTCATCTACTTCTGATTTGGGTGTGACTGTTGGGTGTTCTGGATCAGAGTATCCTGGCTGGTCTGGTGGAGCCACCGGGGCTACATATAATGAGATCACATACGCACATCCAGATTGGTCCAATTCGATTATATCTGGATCTACTTTTGGGGCTATTTCTCTTGGTGATTTCTTCATATTGACAGGAACGTCAGGAAATGATCCACGGGAGTGTTGTTACTCATGTCCAGCGACTGGATATTGAAAAGGATAAAAAATGGCTACTAATAGAACAGTTACAAATACAATGTCTTCCAGCAATGTTCTGGACGCATATAATTTAGTTGGAACAGATGGTCATCATCAAGTTTTGTTTTTGGGTGGATATACTGGAAATGCTACGAATACCAATACGACGTATGACAGAAATAGAATTTCAAATGAAGTAGGTCTAGTAAAACGAATAAAAAGAAAAGATGTTGTACCTGTAATACAAAGAGTTGACTGGAAATCAGGATCTCCATATAACTATTGGAATTCTCGTGAAGGAAACCTAGAAGATGGATCATACGCATACTATGCTCTTGCTAGTAATGGTATATTATATTTGTGTTTGAGTAACAACGATAAAAATAGATCTGATCTGTCACTACAAGTTGCATCAACAATAGAACCGACTCATTCGGTGGGAATACACAAATATTCTGACGGTTATACGTGGATGGCTCTTTTTAAAGTAGACTACACTATTAGTAAATTTTTAACTTCGAACTGGATTCCTGTTCCTATACTAGAAAACTTGTTTTCTGAATTCAATACTGGAAATAGTTTAAATGGTCTTGCAACAGACATATGTGGTTCATCTGCTGGTGTTCTTGGTGCATGTTGTCTTTATAATAAGACAAGAGAATATGATCCGATAACATCAGTGGAAATTACTGGTGGAAATCTTTTTGACTGTTTTTCTTCCATGCCATGCTATAGATGCAAAGAAATCTCGGACTCTTTAAACAAAGAGAGAGTTTTCATACAAGGAGCTACATGTGCATCCTGTTCGGCTACTACAGAAATACAAAGTCTTATTGAAAAAATAGATGCGAATAGTGAAAATTACGCAAAAAATTCCACAATCATAAGTCAAAGAAATATACAGAAGGATTCTGAAGACAATGATGGTAGAATATTATCGGCCCTTATAGATTTGTCTGGGATTACATCCAGTGATCTAATAACAACAGAGCAAAATCCAAAACTAGACTTAAATAACGGTGGAGTCGGTGGAGATGTCAGACTTAGCACACATACAATTATAGATCCAGATGAAAGAACCAAAAAATATGTGATAGATGGGATCTATGTAAATAGTCACGGTCAGGGATACCATAGAGTTGATCCTATTGTTAATCCTGCTGGAAATCCAGCCATGCGTGGTCCCTTAACTTCTCGGTTATTTGTCAATCTTGACACAAAGGGGAGTCTCAGTAAAGATTTGGTTGAGATTCTTAATGTAAATAAATTATTAACCAAAGTTTGTCTCACATCAGAAGAAATTACATCTGTAAATAGTGATACACCACAAACAAAATTTAGTAGATTTGGAATTTTGCAGGGAACAAAGGAATTTGACGGTAGGATAATAGGGCAGGGGCTGAATATTAATGAGGGATCTGTAAAAAATGCCACTTATCTTATTACTGCCACCACACCCGGAAGTCAAACGATGCGAGAAGGTGATCAGTTGTCAACAGATTCTGATATTCAATCGAGCGTTTTGGGAGACATATATGGAAAATTCCCAGCATTCCAAAACAGTGGTAGAATTGTTAAAGTAAAAAGTACCGGAGGCACTTCGCATGAACTTAGAGTCATGACGGACAAAAAACTTAAAGTTGGAGATGAATTTTATGTTGATGTGACAGGTCTCACCACATTCACAGAAAGAAAAATTACTATAACAGCAATTACTGAACCAGATGTTGATCTTGATTTTACCGAAGTTAAGGTCTTACACACTGGAAATACGAATATAAATATTGGGGAAAGCACACCAAGAAAAGAATATTGTTTCGAATTTGTAAAGGTTTTCTAAAATGGCAGCAGACGATACTGATTACACAAAATTTCCTATAACAGCTCGGGACACAATCTTTGAGGTTGGTGATAACACTTTCCAAGTAGACAACAAGTTTCCTATGACAGACAGCCCATATGGTAGTCGTCTTGCAAGTCAGATTGCACTTCCAATATCAGAGAGACAGAACACCAAAAACTACCATTTGTTGGGTTTTGCTCCATTGCGGGCATTACAAGCAGAAGATCTCAATGAAGTACAAGAAAGATTTATGCTTAACAATACATTGACACAGCAAATGTGGTCAAACTGGAACTCATTTAATAATATGCAAATCTCCAAGTTCGGTCCCGGTTGGTTTGGAACCACTCCATTATATCCACACATTTGGAAATCAAATATTCGATATCTGGATGAATTGATATATTCTTCGGGCAATGAAGACGATCTTATATACGAGACACCCAAAAACTTAGTCAGTGTTAATCACACATATAAGACTGAAACGGAAACTATTAATGGAGATCAACATCAAATTGGTGTTTATGACATACAAATTGCACTAAATCCAGGCTGGTATTATATAAATGATACCTATACGACACAATCAACACATGACAGTTCTGGATTTAAATATTGGTACTACCTTAAAGAAACTGTATATTCAGAAAAGTTTACGGTTAATATTCTTTTTAATCAGACTGCCGCACTAACTTCGCAGCCGGTGAGTGAATGGTGGTCCATTTCTATTGGTTCCGATATTCAGGATGAAGTTTTTGTTGATCCTTCTGGTGGAGAGGAAGGAACACCTACAAGTCAAATTTGTTTTGGAATTATATTAGACGATTTAAACTATCTAAATGGTGGTAATTTTCAATCCGGTGATTCTGATTCTGGGGCAGATCGTGTGGAAATAAAGATAAAACCTAAACTTGGATGTGGTCAAACTGATCAGAGAACTCCATCATATATTGGTTATGTTACGTTCGATGATACTCCGTGGGAGGACTTGGTGGGCGGTGGACTTACTGTTGGCGAACTTCGAGCAAAGTATTTAAACGGTGTGAGTTTGGATTTAACGTCGATGAATCGTATGAATGGTGAGCTAGATAGCTCGAATGAAGACCCTCCCTATGAAGACGTTACGTTTCCCAATCCAACCACGGAGTTTATTTGATGCCAGTAGACATTAAAAAATTTCCGCTGTTAGATTCAGAAAATACAAAATTACCTTTAGATGATGTGACATACAGAAGCAGAATTAAAAGCTTCTATGCTGTTGGTTCGAACAATACTAATAATTATATTGCAACTGCATTTCGTAATGTTGGTGATGTTATACAAGCGGGTGAATTAAATGAAATAAATGAAAGACAAGTTTTATTTGACACACTGACACATCAAATGTGGTCAAATTGGTCTAGTTACATATATCCACCGGAGGGAACTCCACTTTCGCCACCACCGAGCTTTGGTCCAGGCTGGGCTGGTACCACACCATTATATCCGGGTGAATTTGATGCAAATTCTATAGAGTCCACCGATGGTAGAATCAATGATACTCGACCATATTCACAAGTCGAAGCAGCTCTTCTATTCAAAACTGTTGATATTGATGATAATGGTTCTGGATATTTACAGGCGAGTATAAAATTGTTGTACAATACTGGTTGGTATCTTATTAATAATACCTCTTTCGTGACACCAAAGTATTTTGGAGCTGTAACACAAAATAGTTTATATGATAGGGTCGTGTCGGCAAGTGGATTGAAGCATTGGTATTATTTAAAAACACCAATTCTCTTTGAATTAAATTTATTAGGAGAAGGTGTTCGTGGAGATGGGATCACACCTAGATTTAGCGTTACATATACACCGGAAGTGTTGTATTTTGGAAATTGGTTTCATTCAGCAAAACATACATTCATTATAGGACATAATGCCATTACCGATGCGTTACTTACTCAACGAATTACAGACATGCACGATGGAGCTTATTTTGCTCTTGATTTGGCAGATAAATCTCTATGTGAACATATAGATCCGGATGGTAATTGTGAGGAAAATGCAATTAGAGATCAAATTGACGGAACTCCCAGCGGTGATGTGTCTGACTCAAATCCAATTCAAACGACAGAAATAATCGATGATCCACTATTTGATAATCCAGTAAATACAAACAATTCAGATGATGGTAACTCAAGAAGAATACAACTAAAAGCAGTTCCTAGAATTAGACAAGGAATACACCATGCAATGGATCCGTTATATGCATCTGCTGATATAACTGATAGTGATCAAAATGATGCAAGGAGTAGAACCATGAATATTGTTATGGGTAATATGAATTTAGAACTGATTGGACCAGAAAGCGCGGCAGGATTCACGGACAAAGTTCCTGCATATTCTTTATGTGTAAAATGTGAACACAACACAGAGGTAGTAAAAACTGCAATGCTCAACCTAAGTAATTATATTACCAACAACACTCAAGCTGATAACATGACCCCACTAGAATCTTTTGATATAGATCAAACAATAACACTTAGAAATAACGTATTCCAACAATTGAAAGAGGCAGTAAAGCCTCGTTTTATAAATAATGTGATGGTAAATACCACAATATATGATGTGGATGACCAAGGTCAGACAGATGCAGAAAATGAATGGAATGGCCATTTTAGTGAATTGGGTGACGTAGTGAGAGTAAATAGGGACACCGATACACGACAGATAGAACCAATTTGAGGAAAATTAAATGGGCGTTGAAGACAATCTATTCCAAATAAATGAGCTAGAAACTAGTGACACATTTCAAAGTTGGTTCACCAAAACTAATGCAGAAATTATTGCGAAGTTAAACAAACTAAAGATCTATGATTTGGAACTTTCAAATATTTCTGGTCTGAGCGGTGCTGTTGGAACCACTGCGGCTGGTACGGGTACCGCAGGTAATTTAGAACTCAAACTACTGCACACAATTCCACATGGGCTAACCCTACAAGGTAATGCCACGATTACTGGTGATCTTGAAGCCGGAAGTTTTGCAGGTCCAAATTCGTTTATTCTCAGAGGGCAGGTTATTGATGGTGTGACAACTGCCTTTGACTTTGGTACATTTGTCAGAATGGATTCTTCTGGATTAACCAAAGCAAAAGCAGATTCTTCTGATAATGCAGAAGTTCTTGGAATGGTCACTGGTACATCAGACACCAGCATTACTATAGCACAGAGTGGTTATGTGGAGGGGCTGTATTCTCCCACCATGGCAACTGGTAGTGTGTTCTTCCTTGATCCCACAGTTGCTGGTGGATTCACTGCAACTGAACCAACTTTAGCAGGTCGTGTATCAAAACCAGTTCTGATCGGAGCATCTGGAAACACTGGTGCAGTTCTCATTTCTATGAGAGGTCAATTATTACAGGACACCGGAACAGGTAATACTGGTGGGTATGCTACACATAAAATATATGTTAATACTGGTTCTGTTGATCACCACTTAGTAAAAGGTAAAGTGGTCGCATATAGCCCAGATACATTAACATTTACTGATGGTAGATCCCAGTATAACGGATTTTTCCTCGCAAAAGATGATAAAAATATTGACGACACAATTGGTATTGTTACTGGTCAACCAGCAAATGATACGATTGAAATTACAACTTCTGGTCTTGCTGAATCAATTCCTGCTGCATATGGTAAAGGTAAGTTATACATCTGTGGTGTGACAGGCGAACTAAGAACCAATCCGGTTACTGATCGCAAGAAATTGTTTGCAATAAATTATGATACGTCCACCAATAACGCAATAGTGGTCAATAACATATCAATATCATCCACGGATCTTTTATCTGGTTCATCTCCAAATATATTAATCAATGGTGGATTCGATTTATGGCAAAGATACCCAACCGGGGCAACAATCACGAGTGTTGACAGCATTTACTCTGCCGATAGGTGGGTTCGTAACTTAAACGCAACTGGTGCAACATTTGCCACATCATCTTATATCAGAAGAAAAGAATTTGATGCTGATCAAACCGATATTAAAGGTAATCCAACATACTACTTGAGAACATATAATGTTACCACAGGATCTGTCACCGGGGATCATCTACACTTTGAAAATAGAATAGAAGATTCAAGAACATTAGCGAATGAAACTGCTACAGTAAGTGGTTATCTTAGATCTGGTAGTGCAAAATCTATTCCAATTAGAATTAAACAAATATGGAATGGTGTTACTGGTTCGGAGTATAGTGGTGGTACTCTAACATCTTCAACGGAATGGGGATACTTTAGTAGTACGTTTGATGTTCCCGGAATTACTGGAGCATCTGCAAATCCAGAAATTGCAAATGATCATTATTTGGCTCTGGCGTTCGATCTAACTAATGCCACAAGTACATATCATGATTTTGCTCAAATAAAATTGGAGCACGGTGATAGAGCGACATCCTTCTTCCCTGTAAATGAAGACGAAGAGTTGCAAAAATCTAGTCGTTACTACCAGCGAAGTTATAGACTAGAAGAATTTACCGGGCAGGTAACTAAGGGCGGTAGTGTGGTGGATTCTCATATTGTTGAATTTACACATACTCCGTACAACGAAACATCGTTCAGATATCCAGTCGCGATGAGAGCAACACCTCTTATTAAAATCTATTCACCAGATTCTGGAAATCAAGATGCGTTCAATTCACCAGCAGGAAGAGATTTAAGGAACACATCTGGTACAATTGCGTTTGATGGTACTGTTCGCATATGTGAGTCTGGTGTTACTGCAATAACATCCACTCAAACATCTAGAATTGCAACCAGATTTAAGATTCATGCTGGAGCACACAAGTTTGATACTATTCAATTACACTATGTTGCAGATGCAGATTATAACAACAACGTAACTACATAATACAGCTATAGGAAAAAATAATGTCACCAAGTTCAAATTTAAGACAAAACAGCAGCATTATCAGGTCAGATGTGATTGGCACAAGAATCATTGCAGAGGTACCTGTTGGGAAATTAGAATCAGGAACAACTGCGGGTGATGTCTTAAGAAATGGTTTTTCTGGTGCTACTTCATTTTACTTTCGAGCTGGTGCAACTAGTTCGGATGCTGCTCGTGTCTTTGGTGTTGTTGAAAATATTCAAGATTCCAGTGCATTTGTTGTTTTACAGGGATTGATTGATTATCCAGATACACTAATAGCGGGTGCTCCGTCAGCAGAAAATTTTTATCTGAGTGCAGCTACAGCAGGAAAAATTCAAAGTTATGCGCCAGCGGCTTCTGGACAAATATCTAAGAAGGTTTTACAACAAACTTCGGTTGGGGCATTTAATGCAGCGGTAATAGGTCCAAGCGATGGTTCTGCTAACGTTGGAACTGTCGAAGCCTCTAAAACTAGTGATGCTCCAGTTGGCACAGTTCTGCCTTATCTTTCTGTTACTGGCAATACGGCTGCTATTCCAGAGGGGTGGGTTGACGGTTCAACCATGCAGTATTTGCCAGTATCAGAATATTCTGAATACAACACCCAGTTTGGTGATATTTTTGGATACGAGGAAACACTGTCACTATCACACACAACATCAGAGTTTAGTAGTGCTCTTATTGGTAAAGCTGTTAAAACAGATAGACCGGGAGTAGATACAGCAATTGTAGTTGGTGTAGATGCAGCAAATAACAAATTAACAATCCGAGAAAATAGATACGATAGACCTTTATATTCAGCAGGAATAACTGCTGGATCTACTCCACTACTACGATTCAATGATCTAATTGGATACATCAACTCGGGTGTTCATGATAAAAATGCTACACCTCAACTTACACACAATACCAGCAATCTAGCTGAACCCGTATCCATACAAGGTTACTATCCGTTATACTTTACTCCAAACGCAGCGGCTGCTGCAAGTCCAGATGACAGTGGATATCACATGCATGGTACTGGTGATCTTGGATCAACGTATGATAACTATTATATGCCAAATGGTCTTGCATTTGGATCAAATCAAAATCCACAGTTTCATGGTAATAGTTCAGTTGAAAGGTATGTCCATGATGGATCACATGACAACCCAGCCACAGACTATTTAATGGCTCCAACCGGAACTGCAATACAGACTCTCTACACGATGAAAGTTAAGAATATAGTAGCGGTAGATATTCCAAGTCAAGTTACAATACAAACACTAAATGTGACACACGGGCTTTCTGCTGGATCAAGTGCTAATAATGTGGTGACCACTGATGTTGCTTACGACGTACAATGTATGAAGAATAGAATACGTGATCTTGAAATTAGAATTATGGGATCGGAGCAAAGTTGCTCCTTGTGATTTTGGAGATTTTTAATGGGATGTAATTGTGGTAAAAAGAAGAAAAAAAAGCAGTTAGAAATTTTTAAAAAAGAAAAACAAAATAAATTAAACATAAGAAAATCGTGGACAGATCTCACCAAAGAGGTACGTAAAAAATTAACTCTGGTGCAAAGTTTTGGTGTGTCAATGGCATCCAGAGGTATACGGAATAAAAAAACAGATGGTCCGACGAAACAGCTTAGAGTACTGAGTTGTTTTGGTAACCAAAATGTCGGTGGAGAATTGATTCCATGCCCCCATCTAATGGAAAGTGAAACTCGGGGAAAACATTATTGTGGTAAGTGTGGGTGTGGAGATCGCCCCGGAACACACTTGATTGCCAATGGGGAAAAATACAGCAAATTGGACTACCCGGTTCTCTCTTGCCCTCTAAATATGCCTGGATTTACTAATTATGAGCCAAGCCCCGAAGAGGAGCAACTCCCTCCCATGTCAAGAAAGGCTTATATAGATACTCAACTTAAACCTACGGACATACAAAAAATATCGGTCACTGTTCCAGATATAGACGAAGAATCAGTAAAAGAAATTCAAGAGCATCTTGAGGGTTAATCTTTTACCTCTTATTATAAATACAAAGTAGGAGGTAGAAATGGCAACTCCAAATTCAAAACAGAGTCTTATTGATTATGCTTTTAGACGTTTAGGTGCGCCCGTAATAGAAATAAATGTTGATCAAGAACAAGCAGAAGAGCGTATTGAAGACGCACTTCAATTCTTTTCTGAAAGACATTTTGATGGTGTTGAGCGAGTATATTTTTCATATCAAGTAACACAAGATGATATAGACAATCAATACATAGATACCAACTCTATAGGTCCAGCAAATGGATCTGGTGGTGATGGTCCAAAAGGTAGTGACATATTATCTGTGGTGAGGGTATTTCCATTTGGTGACTTAAATACCGTAAATATGTTTGACGTTAGATATCAAATGGCTCTAACTGATTACTTTGGTATAAATCGAGGGCTTGGTGCAAATAGTTCTTTAGGTGTAGCTAGATTTGATTCGACAAAACGATATATCAATCTTATTCAGCAAATATTTGATCCAGAAAAAGCAGTTAGCTTTAGTAAAGTAACCAATAGACTTCATATAGAAATGGACTGGAGTAGCGATATTAAAGTTAATGAATACGTTATCATGGAAGCATACGCCACACTAAATCCAGATACTTTTACAGAAATATACAATGATCGTTTACTGAAAGAATATGTTACTTCTTTAATAAAACGACAGTGGGGAATTAATATGTCAAAATTTGATGGCGTTCAACTTCCCGGTGGAGTCACTCTTCGTGGTGGTCAAATATATCAAGAGGCACTGGCTGAAATAGCTCAGATAGAACAGAGAGTATATTCTGAATACGAGCTTCCATCAGACTTTATGGTTGGATAATAATGGCAAGAAATCCTTACATACGCGATGTAAATTCAGAGCAAAAGCTCGTTGAAGACCTAACTATTGAAACTATAAAATCAATGGGTAGGAACATGGTGTATATTCCTCGGAAGTTACAAAACGAGGATTCTTTGTTTGGAGAAGACTCAAATTCCAAATTTGATGATGTGTATGATTTGGAAATGTATATCCTTAATGTGAGTGGATTTGAGGGTGAAGGAGACATAATTGTAAAGTATGGTCTGGAAATAAAAGACAGAGCCACATTTGTGGTTGCGAGAAAGCGATTTACTGATGAAGTGACTGAAATGGACAGTTCAATAAATCGACCCAAAGAGGGAGATTTAATTTACTTTCCATTGACAAAAGCTTTACTTGAAATTAATTTTGTTGAGCACGAAAATCCATTTTATGAATTGGGATCTTTATACACATATACGTTAATATGCGAAACATTTACTTATAATAATGAACAATTTGATACAGGTATAGAAGATTTAGATGACATCTACACTGACAGAAGAAAGAAAACACGCTCTCTTGTGTTGACAGGATCTCCAATTGCGGAAGACAGCACAGGAAGAACCGCTGCCAATTTCTTCCAAGGAGAACTTATGTTCCAAGTTGCAGGAGAACAAGGAGATACATTCTCGAATGCTTCTGCCACTGCCGATATTGTTGACTGGGATGCTAATTCCAAGACTCTACTTATTACGAATATTTCTGGAGACTTACTATATACAGCAAATACAGAAAGTATAAAGGGTGCATCTTCTGGTGCAGAATATCTGATAAGTACCGACGCAACAGCCGATATAATTATACCACAGAATATTCAGGACGATGAATTCTTTGGTGATAATGAAGAAATAGAATTAGAAGGTAATATTGACAATATTATCGATTTCAGTGACACAGATCCATTCTCGGAGGGTAACTTCTAATGTTTGAATATTATAATAACGAAGCTTTACGAAAATTGGTTATCGGGTTTGGATCATTGTTTGATGATATCCTCATCTCTAAAGATGACAATCAGGGATCGTCTATAGAAAAAATTAGAGTACCTCTTTCATATGGACCCAAAGAAAAATTCATTCAAAGAATTAGACAATTGAGTTCAATATCTGATGAAGTTCGTCTACAGACGACTATGCCAAGAATAGCCTTTGAGTTGCTTGCCCTCACGTATGATCCGACAAGAAAGGCAAATAAATTAAGGAAGACTTCGAGGATATATGAAGATGGATTGGTTAGTTCGCCTACGACAAGTTTTAGTTATTCCGAAGTTCCATATATTGCATCGTTTGGACTTTATGCGTTTACAAGAAACATAAATGAGAACTTACAAATAATCGAACAAATATTACCAT